TGTGATTCTCCTGTAACAGATGAGGAGATACGAGATAGGTCACGTCCTGCTATAAAGGAGCCTGAAGATCCTGTAGTTACAGTGATCAATGGTCAAACTGATGAGCCTTGGGGTGCAATAAAAACATTTATGGATCCAGCACCACCTTTCTTTTTTAAGAAGAATTGTAAGGTCAGACCTGATGGTACTTGGTATGATTGTGTTGATGTATATCTTGAGGGACACATTGATCCTGATACAGGTCCGAAACCTTTACCTGGATTACAGGATAAGTTCTTTGTACCTAAACCAGGACTAGAAACTTGTACTAGATCTGATCCTGATATTAATATTAAACCTCGTAAGTTTTACGATTCTTCTGGTACAGCAGTAACAAAGTATGCTAGACAGAAGTCTACACCTCCAACCTATGCTGTATATTCAGAAGTAGTTACGGTTGAAGAACAATCTAATACAATTACTGCAGCATTCTCTTCTGATGGTCAGAACCTAGTGTTTTCTGGTAGTGGTGAGGCAAATATTTTATTGAAACTTGAATGGAATGATAGACCATCGAGTTATGGTGTAGCAGTAGATACTGTTACTGTTAATGGTAAGACCTTTACTAGAGGTGATGGTGCTGGAGGAGGATCACAAACAGGATCACAGATAGATGGATTTGCAACTGGTCCTGCAACATATGCTATATCATATACAAATTTACATGCAGCAAACAATCCTATTGTAGTTCAGAATGGTGGGCAGAATTTATGTCTGAAAGATGGACATGGAAGTGATTGTAATGTCACGTTCAGTATTCATCAGATACAAAGTCAAACAACTGTTTCAAATACTGCTGGTTACTGGAGTGATGAAGGTAACAAGTATGCTGTATGGGTTAACCCAATGGAGTGTACTCTTCCATTACAGGAACAAACTGTCACTTATAAAGTACAGATACCTGCTACCGATACCTATGGATTTAGTTTTGGATGTGATGACAATGCTACCCTCTTTGTAGATGCTGAACAGACTGCATTCCTTACTGCTCAGGGTGGTATCTTTGCTGGTGGAACATATAATACTCCTTATACAGGAACAAAGTCTTTAACAGCAGGAGAACATACACTTACAGTTAATTGTACTAACTCTGCAGCAGGGTTTGTTGATGGTAATGGGCAACCTATAGCAGGTTCTCTTGCATATCAATGGTTTAGAAATCCTGGTGGATGGTTTATTAAGATCTGTAGAGGTGGTGTGTGTCCTGCTAACACTACGTTAGCTTGGGTTAGATCTGGTCCTCATCCTGCATGGAACAGTTTAATGAATGATTATGCAGTCTTCCCTTCCAATACAGATTCACTTGTAACTACTGTACATAATGCTTCATGGAATAAGCAGATCACAACAGCAGGAAATTATACCTTAAAGGTCTCAGCAGATAACAGTGCAGTAATAACTTGGGATGGAACTACATTAGGGACAGTTAGTTCTTACACTGCAGAGACCACTTATACTCTTAATAGTGTAGCCATAGGCAACCATACAATCACCGCAGCGGTAACAAATACTAGTCAAGCAGATAATAGTTGGACTAATAATCCTGGTGGTGTTGCATTCAAGTTGTTAGATTCTGGAAACAATGTTATAATGACTTCACTAGACATGTCTAGTACTGGTGATGGAAATCTAGTATGGCACACTAGGATGGCAACCGATTACGAATACTATACAACCTAATGGAACTACCTAAGATACCTAAAGAAAGATTGACCAAAGAACTCAGAGAAGTGGTAGGGGAAACCGACCTAGAGTTTGATTCTATTGTTGATCCAGGAGATGTTATTACCCTCCCAGATTGGGACGGGGCCAAGTTTTGGGGCGAAAAGGACAAGTATATGGAGATGATGAAGAAGCACTTGACAGAATCAGACAACTCTGATAGTATAAATAACTTAACATAACAAAGGACTCGAAAGATCGTAACCCTGCGTAGAATGTATAAAGACTCCCATGTCGGGGAAGTCTATCATCCGCAGGATTTTTTCTTGCGAGACACTTAAACAACAATCATGTCAATCAAAACTTCAATCGCAGCTCTTGCTGCTGCTCCATTCCTTTTCACAGGTGCTGCTTTTGCAGGTCCATACGTGAATGTCGAGGCTAATGCTTCATATCCAGATGGAGATTATTCTTCTGCAACTACCGACCTTCACATTGGTTTTGAGGGAGAATCAGGTGCTACTTCTTGGTACGTACAAGGTGGTCCAGCATTCAATCATACTGATAGCACAGATGATACAGAGACAGAACTCTCTGGTAAGGCTGGTCTTTCCTACGCTGCTACAGACACTCTTGCTTTCTACGGCGAAGTTTCTGGTATCTCTAACGAGGACAGCAGTGGCGACGACATCATCGACTTCGGTGGTAAGATCGGTGCTAAGTTCACATTCTGATAAGCAGAATATATACTATACAACAAGGGTATCTTCGGATACCCTTTTTTATTTTAAACTACTATGAACTTTACTGTATACACAAGGGAAGGATGCCCTTATTGCACCCAGATTAAACAGGTTTTAGATGGTAAAGGATATAATTACAGAGAATATAAATTAGGAACTGACTTCCAAAGAGAAGCATTCTATGGTCAATTCGGGCAAGGTTCTACGTTCCCTCAAGTAGTTCTTAATGGAACTAATCTTGGTGGGTGTACTGATTCTGTTAAATATTTGCGCGAGAATAATATGATTTAATAATGGAAGAACTATATGATCTAGTTGAGCATGCTATTGATAAAGCATTTTTAAATGAAGACTATTCATTTAATTGTCGTAATTATTTGATAGACATTGATGCTGACCGAACTGCAGTTAAAGAGTTTATTAATTCATCTACTGCAGGTAACACTGCTCTTATAATTAAAGATCTCGACATGTATATCAATGAGGATGAACCTACGGCAACGGAAGCTTATGGTCACCTTGGTAAAGAGAGAGCACGTATTGTCAAAGACTATTTGTATGCTATACTACATGATGCTTGGTATTACTAAATGAAAATTACTATTGTTGGTGCAGGTAATGCTGGTTGCTTTACTGCTTTACATTATGCTATGTTTACCAGGCATATTGATTGTGAAGTAGAACTGGTACATAATCCAGACATCCTTCCTGAACCTGTAGGACAGGCAACATTTCCTAATGAACCTGAGTTGTTGGACAATGCTCTAGGTTTTAATTGGCATAACAATTTTATCCATGCTACACCTAAGACAGGTATACTGTATGAAGGTTGGGGTAAGAAGAACAAATCATTTTTCCATCCATTCCCTGCTGATTCTGTAGGATTACATTTATGTCCTGTTGAATTACAAAGAGAAATATTACAGTCAGGATTGTTTAAGGTACGAGAAAGTAATGTACTTGATCCTAAAGATGTTGATGCTGACTATGTGTTTGACTGTAGAGGTAGACCAGATGACCTTACAGACTATGATGATTTAATTAATCCTCTTAATGCTGCTATTATTGCAAGACCTAATTGGGATACTGGTAAAACTCTTTGGACTAGGACAGTAGCAACTCCTGATGGTTGGACGTTTATTATTCCTACTCACTTCTATTCACAGTCTCGTGGAGGTTCTGCTGGTTACTTATACAATAGTGATATAACTTCTAAAGAAGAAGCAGAAAATAATTTCCAAGATCAATTTGATGTTGATGTAAGAGAAGCAAAGTATATTAATTTTAAGAGTTACATTGCTAAGAATCCTGTCGTTGATGGTAGGATCTTTTTGAACGGTAATAGATTATTCTTCTTAGAACCTTTGGAAGCTACAGCAATACATACTTCCTTACAGTGGGCAAGAGAATGTTTTACTGTTAGTGTCATTAAGGAACGTACAACTCAGGATATTGTAAAGTATATTAGAAAACATATCAATGAGATTCAAAACTTTATTCTATGGCATTATCAATTTGGTTCTAAGTATGACACTCCTTTCTGGGATTATGCTAAGACCTTAGCAGATAATACGTCTAAGGATATGAAGTTTGATATTCTCTTACAACAAGTAGATGGAATGAGTCTTGAAGATATTAAGTTTGGAGAGATGGTATCTAATAATCCTGACTATGGTGCTTGGCATCGTAGCAGCATGAAGAACTGGATTAGTGGAGTGACAAAAACTTTATAGTATGCTATACTGAATACTAGCTAAATATTTTTAGCAGAAAGGAGGTACTATGCAAGTCGCTTTAGTTGTTCTAATGGTGATAGGTGCCTTTATACTGGGGGTATTAGTCTCTTGGTTGGCAAAAGGATATGTAGAAGACTACATTGAAAACGCTGCTTACTCTAAGGCAATCATTCACCCAGAGATGTTAGATGAAAATGGGAATATAATCCATGATGAACTCATCTACCTTCGCAAATACCAAGAGTTTGAATCTAAAGATGATGACGATGAGGATTAATTATGCCTAAATCTATGGAAAATAGTAACCCTAGGTTACTTATTAGTGAGATCTTGAGAAAGGTTTCCAATGCAAAATCAAAGACAGAGAAAGTTAAAATCTTAAGAGATAATAATAGCACTGCTCTTAGACAGCTTTTGATTATTAATTTCGATGAGAGCATAGTCTCTATGCTTCCTGAAGGGGATGTACCATACACTCCTAATGATGCACCAGCAGGGACTGATCACACTAGGTTAGAACAGGAATACAGAGGTCTGTATAGGTTCTTCAAGGGTGGTGCAGATAAATTACCTGCATTGAAACGTGAGTCTATGTTTGTACAGTTACTAGAAGGTCTTTCTGCTGAAGAGGCAGAACTTATAGTACTTGTTAAGGATGGTCAACTTAATAAAAAGTATAAGCGTATCACCAAAGCATGTGTATCTGAGGCATTTCCACAGATAGAGTGGGGTGGTCGTGGTGGCTGAAGAAGTAAAGGAAGAAGTAAAGGAGGAAAAAAAGTCTCCTTCTAATTCTGGATGTCATCTTCTTCATGAGGATTGTGATCCAACACTTGCAAATGATGTCAAGTTGCCTTATACTGCGTACATAGTAGAGTATATTAAAGAAGGACGGATTGCACATGACATAGTGATGACAGGTAAAGAGTCAGATCTATTTGATATGTACTACGACTTCTATAAGAAAGACTTTAAGTCTTTTAAACAAACTGAAGGAAGAGTTGCACCAAATTTATGGAAAGGATTAACACCCCAAAAAACAAAGTCATGAGTGTCTATACTAAACCTTCTCGACCAGAGGTTAAAAGAGAACTCACACCTGAAGAGGAACTTGGTAGGAAGATTGCCGTACAATTTATTTGGGATGTAACTTCCCCTATAGTATTGTTATTCTTATGGAATTGGATAATGCCTGGTCTATTTGGTCTGGCTACTATCGGATACTTCAAAGCATTAGGTATCGTTGTAATGTCTCGTATATTATTTAAGCATGACACAGCACAATAAAGTATGTTTAGTCTCTGTTACACCTGATGCAGAGAAAACTATTGGTTACATAGCGAGGGTTTCTAACCCTAAGAATCAAAAGAACCCCAAGGTAGGTGGTCTATTAAGGTATTGTATAGATCATGGGCACTGGAGCGTCTTTGAGCAAGCATTCATGAGTCTTGAGATCAGTACTACTAGAGGTCTCGCTGCTCAGATACTGAGACATAGATCATTTACCTTTCAAGAATTCTCACAGAGGTATGCTGATACTAATCTATTAGCAGATGAAATTCCTCTTCCTAAATTACGTCGTCAGGATACTAAGAACAGACAGAATAGTATTGATGACGTTGATCCATTCCTTGTTAAGAAGTATCAGATCCTAATGGAGGAACACTTCAAACATTCAATGGAACTATACAATAAGATGTTAGATGATGGTATTGCTAAGGAGTGTGCAAGGTTTGTACTACCTCTATGCACCCCAACGAAACTCTATATGACTGGTAGTGTACGGTCATGGATTCACTATATAGATTTACGTTCTGCACACGGAACGCAAAGAGAACATATGGAGATCGCTGAGGCATGTAGGAGTCATTTCATTTGTAACTTCCCTATTATTTCTGAGGCACTAGGTTGGTGCCAAGGTGATGAATGTGATTGTGAAGATGTTAACTACTGGAATGATGTACAACCATGCATTCGGATCGACTGAGACCATACACACCCAACAGAACTTTTCAACAATGCCTACGTACGATTTTATTAATAAGAAGACAGGTGAAATTACTGAGCTTGCTATGTCTATAAACGAGCTCGATAAATATAAAGAAGATAATCCAGATATGGAGAGGTATTTTGGTAATCAGATACCTCGTACAGTATATGGACAACCTAAACAATCTGATGGATTCAAAGAAGTAATGTCCAAGGTTCAAAAAGCACATCCAACTGCCAACCTGAGTCGTTTTACATAATGCCTAGAGCGAGAAAGAAAACCAACGGTAATGGGAATGGTAATCCTATCCAACCCATGTCTAAAAAGATGATGAAACGCAAGAAGCCTATTGACAAGTCATACATGACTGAGATTAAGCCTCTTACTGACAATCAAAAGGTTGCTTTTGATGAGTATAAGGCAGGAAAGAACTTGCTTTTACATGGTGCAGCAGGAACAGGTAAGACATTCATCATGCTTTACTTGGCATTGCAAGAAGTATTGGATGAGAATACATCTTATGAAAAGATTTACATTGTCAGGTCACTAGTACCTACTAGAGAGATTGGTTTCCTACCTGGAGATCATGAAGATAAGTCATACCTATATCAAATACCATATAAAAATATGGTAAGGTATATGTTCCAGATGCCTGATGAAAATTCATTTAATATGCTCTATGATAATCTTAGAGCACAAGATACAATAGATTTTTGGTCTACCTCATTCATTAGAGGTACTACATTAGACAATGCTATTGTTATTGTTGATGAGTTTAGTAACTTGAACTTCCATGAACTTGATTCAATGGTCACACGTATAGGTGAGGACTGTAAGATCATGTTGTGTGGTGACATTACACAGACAGATTTGACTAGAGAGAATGAGAAGTCTGGCATCTCAGACTTCATTAAGATCTTACAAGAGATGAAAGACTTTGCTTGTGTTGAGTTTGGTATCGGTGACATCGTTAGGTCTGGACTAGTCAGGAATTATTTGATCGCCAAATATAATTTGGGTTTTTGATTCCATATATTCGCAAAAAAATCTCGCCATATTTTTTGACCTCTAAGGTTTTTTATCATGTATACTATTGAAGATTTCATTGGGGTCTTTCCCAATGCACTAGACTCTAACTTCTGTAACGATTTAATTAAACACTTTGAGTATGTTAAAGAACATACTAGTTTTATACGTCCTAGACCTAATGATCCTTTAAAGATTTCTGATAACTCTCTTATCTTTAATGACTTTGCTTGGACTAACGATACTCTTATCGGATTGCACGATCAATTTAATAAAGCATTCTTTGATGCTACAAGAGTTTGTTTAGAATTATATAAAGAGAAGTATTCTATCCTGACACGTCCTGAACGGTCAGGAATTTTTGATTCTAAGGTACAGCGTACTTTACCTGGTGAAGGGTTCCATGAATGGCATGCAGAAGCAATGACAAGGTTCACTTCACCTAGGTACTTGACATATCAACTATATTTGAATACAATAGATGAAGGTGGAGAAACTGAGTTCATTTATCAAAAGCGTCGCTTTAAACCAATACAAGGTACGCTTCTTATTTGGCCAGCAGCATTCACTCATACACATCGTGGCAATCAACCGCTAAGTGGACCAAAATATATCGTTACAACTTGGGAAGAATTTTTCTAATGCCATTTGAATTTATTAACACCAACATGAAAGAGCTCGAGATCGAGCCCATAAACAAAGATGGTGTTCGGTTTTATCCTATTCCTGGTGCTGATAAATACTATCCGAGTGTTACCTCAATCACATCGTTTAAGAACGCACAATTCTTCGCAAACTGGCGGAAGAAAATAGGTGAAGACGAGGCTAATCGAATTACTGCTAGAGCAACACAGAGGGGAACAGCATTTCATTCCCTCACTGAAGATTATATGAAAGGTGAATTAGATATTAACAAGTACTTGGAAAATAATCCATTATCTGTTAGAATGTTTCAGTCGGCGAAGGAAACGCTTAACCGTATTGATAAGATTCACTGCTTAGAAACCTTTCTTTACTCACACTACCTCGGTCTTGCTGGTCGTGTCGATTGCATCGCAGAGTTTGATGGTGAGTTAGCAGTTATCGATTTTAAAACCTCGACTAAAGAAAAAAAAGAGGACTGGGTTGAACATTATTTTGTTCAAGAGACTGCATACGCAGCGATGTTCTTAGAACGTTCAGGAATTGAGGTAAAGAAAATTGTCACACTCATTGCGGTTGAAGACGGTTCTATTCAAGTGTTTGAGAAGTACAATCTTGATGACTATTTACAATTACTCAAGTCTTACATTGAAGAATTTGTTAGGGGAAAAAGTGATGCCTAAAGAAAACCTAGAGGATAAATTCTTAACTCCTACTAAATTCTCTGCAGAAATCGAGAGGTTAGTCCAGAAGAGTGAAGGATTAATCACTTACATAGAGGCAGTAGTAACCTACTGTCAAGAGAATGAAATTGAATTGGAAACTGTTCCTAAATTAATCTCTAAACCATTAAAGGAACGTCTTAAGCATGAGGCAATGAAACTCAATTATATGAAACAATCATCGAAAGGAGTTCTACCTTTATGACTACTAAGTTTTTTCAGTCAGAGCAGGTTCAAGAAAACCTGCATGATATTTTTAACACATATCAGGAGATAGCATCTGTTACTGCTGCTCTTCCTAAGATGAATAAGGAAGAGAAGATAGCTCATATCAATAAGTGTAAGATGCTTATTGATAAGCAGAAAACTTTCTACACTAGACTAGTTCTTGCTGCCCAGTCAGGGGATGCTGAGGCAGCAGATATGAAGACAAGGATCAATGCCTTGTCTCAAGCGTTCGGTTATCAGACCTTAGCAGACTGCATGGATGCTATGATTGTAACCCTGGACAAAGCTGAAAAACAAGAGCTTGACCGAACCTAAATAGTATGCTACGATCATACAGTAGCATTAATACACTCAATACGGAGAATACAATTATGTCTTTTGCCTCATTAAAGAAGGCTTCCAAAGCAGGAAGTACCTTCGCTAAACTCACGCAAGAGATCGAGAAACTCAATCAGCCTCAGGGATCAGTCGGACAAGATGAAAGACTGTGGAAACCTGAGTTAGACAAAGCAGGAAACGGTTTTGCCGTTATCCGATTTCTTCCTCCTCCAGACGGAGAGGAAATGCCTTGGGCAAAAATCTGGTCACACTCTTTCAAGGGACCTGGTGGTCAGTGGTACATCGAGAACTCTCTTACTACATTAGGTAAGGATGATCCCGTTGGAGAACTGAACAGAGAACTCTGGAATAGTGGACGAGAGACTGACAAGGCAACCGCTAGAACACAAAAGCGTAAGCTTTCATATTACTCCAACATATATGTTGTGAGTGATCCAGCACACCCAGAGAACGAAGGTAAGGTATTCCTTTACAAGTATGGTAAGAAAATCTTTGACAAACTAGTCGAAGCAATGCAACCTGCTTTTGCAGATGAAACACCTTTAGATCCTTTCAATTTTTGGAAAGGTGCTGACTTTAAGGTTAAGATTCGTAAGGTAGATGGATATTGGAACTATGATAAGTCAGAGTTCGCTGCACCTTCTACGTTAGGTGACTATGATGATGCTACACTAGAGAATATCTGGAAACAGGCATACTCTCTTGCAGAGTTTGAAGCACCTAAGAACTTCAAATCATATGAAGATTTGAAGAAACGTCTTGAGTTAGTACTCAGAACTTCTGCACCAGCACGTGCGGTAGTCTCTGAAGAAGACGAGGCAGTTACCCCTCAAAACTGGGGTAAAGAAGTCAGTGACTTCAGAGAAAAAGCAGTTGCTTCTTCTCCAGTAAATGATGAAGAGGATACTTTATCTTACTTCGCTAAGTTAGCAGAAGAAGACTGACACTTGACAAACTGGCACAAAAGGGGGGTTTTCATACCCCCCTTTATGCTATAATTACTACATAATAAAAAAGGATCCTATGAAATTCGCACCGCTGTTGCTAGTTCCTTTCCTTGTTGCACCAGTTCAAGCGTACGAGGGAATAGGGGATCGCAGCAATCAAAGAGCATATCAAGATGCTCAATCAACTAATTGGTTTACAAGAACTTACTCACCACCTGAAGGACAGTTTAGAGACAGGTATGAAGGTAGAGGGTGGAGAGCAAACAATGATT